TTAGCGATAGTAGGTAAAATAATCTTTGATGCTGCAACCGCTGATTATAAGTTATACAAGCATGTAAGATTGTGTCGCAAGAGATTGCTAAGACAGCGATATGAAGATTATGCTTGGCTATTATTCCAGTTAGAGAAAGATACGGAAGTCTTCAATCTTACTCATAACACAAGAGATTGGACTTTTGAAGATTGGAGAGAATTTTATCTTAAAAAAGCAAAGGAGGATAAGCAATGAGCAAAGATAAAGCAATAGTTCACATTAATAATGTTTCCAAGATGATTGGCTCAAAAAGAATAAAATTGAGTGAAGGTATGGCAATTCATATTCAAAACGAGTTAGTCTTGGCACTTAAAGAGTTGGAGGATTGAAAAATGAGTGTATATGCGACAATAGACTTGGATAGCTTAATCTGCAAGTTACCTGATGATGATTTGTCTGACTTTATGTTAGAAACATTCCGTGATAGAGTTTCAGATGAATCTCATGTAAGCCTTATTACAGAAATGTTTAAAGTTATGTATGATACAGACCAAGAAGATGCACTTGCCAAAATGGTTGCTAATATACAAGAAAGAAGACTAAAGCAAGTGTCTCCCGTATGGGTTTCTATCAAGGATAGACTTCCACCAGTAGATAAAGAAGCTGTTGTCCTCACTAAAGATGGAGAAATTTGTTTCGGGCATATAGTAGATAAAAAGATAGCCAAAGACTACAACGGATGGAATATTCCTGATGTAGAATACTGGCTACCATTCGTTGACCCAAAAGAAAAATGATTATGACAAGAGAAGAATTACAAAATAAATTTGGCGATGCTGTCTGTGTATATTGTAACAAGAACATCATTCCAGAGCCTAATCTTGGTATAGGTTGTCTTTGCGAAGGAAACTGGTGTGAGGAAGCACAAGATGGCTACGCAGCAGAAAATAATATAGAGTTGGAGGATTGAGTATGACAAGAGAAAAACTTTTAGAAAAGGCTAGAGAGTTCGAAAAAAAGAACAAAAGTTTCACTTGGAAGCCAATAGATTTCCCAGAGGATATGACTGAGGAAAACACTCTTGATGAACTTATATCAGAAGGAGATAATATGTATGATGCTTTGGAAGAAGCGGTCAAGTTAATAAGTGATTTAGCTGATGAGTTAGAATATAAAATAGAAGTGGAGGGTTAATTATGGACAGATATCAAGCTAAAGAATTTTATCCTATTCTGCAAGCTTATGCTGAAGGAAGGGTGATTGAGTGTAGAACCAAACCAAGTGCCGTAGAAGGTACAGATGTTCCGAATGATTGGACGGAAATAAAAGATATTTCGTTTTGGAATAATACAGAGTACCGCATTAAGGCAGAGCCTACCTACCGCCCTTTTGCCAACGCAGAAGAGTGCTGGGAGGAAATGATGAAGCATAAGCCGTTCGGGTGGGTGATGTTGAAAGATACAGAAAGTGGGTATTACATGCTTAAAGGTATTGCAAGTCAAGTAGTAATTGGATTTAATGAAACACCTTTTAGCTATAAGAAAGTATTTGAAGATTACACCTTTGCCAACGGCACTCCGTTTGGAGTAAAAATAGAGGAGGAATAGTTATGGATAATATAGTTAAAGAAGCATTGGGTAGTGCAAGCTACCTTACATATCACTGGAGACAGTACACATTCGAGCAGATTGAAAAAGAAATGGGTAGAGTGTGTGGATTGTGCCAAAAAGTATTGGGTAATACACAAGATGATAGCATTACTGACTTCGAGCGAGGTCAGTGGTCAGTTATTCAAAATGTAATTGGCTACGTCAAAGATTATAGTCTAGCAGCACAACTTTGCCGTGAAGCTGGTATCGGTTACAAGAAGATAAAGGCTCTTCAGAAGGATTGTGGTTATAGCTACAAGGAAGAAGTTAATGACTTTCTGAAGGAAAGTCGTAATGGTGGAACAGAATTGAAGTTGGAGGAATAGTTATGGCATGGGTAGCAGTAGATTATATCGGAGAATGGATATTCAACTCCAAGCCTGATATGTGGGCTGGTGATTGTATCGAACATAATTATTGGTTGCCACAAGATAGACATGGAGCTTATGGTTTCCAACTTCCTAAGGGTAGTATCAAGAAGCTCATCGGAAGAGAGTTATCTTGGAGCGATGAGCCAGTAGAACTTAAAGAAGATTGATATGGAAGAATTATTAAAGGCATTATTGGATGTATATATTCCAGTATTAAATGCTAATT